ATCGGAAGCGTTATCCGGCTGAACGGCTACCGTCAGCGACACATTCTGGCCCACGGCTACCGAAACGGTTGCCGGTGTGACGGTGATGCCGGTCACCGGCGTGATGGTGCGCGTGGGGGAGAGCAGTTTGAATCCATCAGCCAGAGCGTGGCGCGTTTTGCTTCTGTATCCGGTGTGGAGGTGGACAAGGTTGCTGAAGCCTTCGGGAAGCTGACCACCGACCCGACGTCGGGGCTGACTGCGATGGCGCACCAGTTCCATAACGTGACGGTGGAGCAGATTGCGTATGTGGCACAGTTGCAGCGTTCAGGCAATGAGACCGGGGCATTACAGGCCGCGTACGAAGCCGCCACCAGAGGATTCGATGAGCAGACCCGCCGCCTGAAAGCGAATATGGGGACGCTTGAAACCTGGGCAGATAAGGTCGGCAGTGCGTTTAAATCCATGTGGGATGCGGTGCTGGATGCGGGGCGTCCTGAGTCATCTGCAGAAATGCTGAATAAGGCACAGCTGGCATTCGATGAGGCGGATAAAAAATGGCAGTGGTATCAGAGTCGCAGTAATCGGCGCGGAAAAACGTCAGCGTTTCTCTCTAATCTGCGCGGGGCAAGGGACGACCGCGAAAACGCCCGCCATAAAAATAACCCGGTTAAATGGTTGGGGAGACAGATACACACTGCTACCATTCAACAAATAGGCTTTGACGATATCCCCTTCCAGTTGATTAACTGAGAGTTTTCCCTGAATAAGGCAGTTCTGATTAATGGTTACGTTATCCAGCGTACCGGAGGTAGCAGTAATATTTCCCCTTACTGTGGCGTTGTTCGCCGTCAGTATCCCCTCAGGTGTCAGGGAAAATGCCGGAGGATTGCCTCCGCTGGTAATCGTGGGAGAGGAGAGGTATTTCATGAACACATCGTTCATGAAGACCGGGTCCCCCTGCGCCACAAACATCGGCGTCTCATTACCGTTTGCCGGATCGATAAATGCAATCCGGTTTGCCGCAACCAGAAACTGGCTTTGTTTCCCTTCTTCTGTGTTCTCCATACTAAGGCCAAGACCAGCAACATAATGCTTTCCGTCATCGGTCTGTTCTATTTTCACGCCCCATATGGCGTTCCATTTTTTATTCGCGTCCTGCCATTCCTTCGAAAATTACTCAAGTTTGCTGGCGTTATCCTGGTTCAGTTCCACCTTCTCCAGCAATTTCTCCCCCAGATGCGACTCTGAAATCAGCCCTTTGAAAAAATCCAGATATCCTTTCGCATCATCACTCGCACGCCCGACAGCCTCCACAAACGCCGATTTACCTACCAGGTTGACGCTCCGGATATAAAAGAAATAATCCTTTCCCGGTCTTATATTCGTCCCGGAAACACTCCACGATGCCCCAGTTCCCAGGAGGCGTGATGACGTCTCCACTTGTGTGGAATCGGTGATTTTTGTTTCAGAAAACCAGAATTCGAACTGCACTGTCGGGTCAGAGACCGCCAGATGCGGAACTGCCGTTATCCCGAAATACTCCGGTGTCAGCTCCACTCTGGAAGGTGCAACCGGGGCCGTGATACGAAACGAGGTCGAAGACGGTTCCCCCTGCTGCCCGTAACTGTTTATTGCCCGTACGGTCAGAGCGTACTCTCCCAGCGGCAGGCCGCTGAAACGGTGCTCTGTATCCGCTGTTATGGCAGTACTCACCAGTCTGGTATCCGTTCCCTTACCGCTGGTCAGTCGCAGGCTGAAGCGCACGCCTTTTACCACCCGTGGTGTATCCCATTTCGCCAGCGCCAGGTACTGCCCCTCACCAGTATTCACCTCAACGGTCAGATGCTGTACTGCCGGCGGCATGACACTGTTCACCGAACCAGGTAACGGTTCAAATGATGCGCCGTTATCCACAATGGCTTCTTTCTCCGGCACATGCTGAACGCCCGTAATGGCAAAGATGCCATCCGCATTTTCACGAACAGCCACACACCGGAACAGACGGCGGCGCAGTCCCGGTAATGCCAGCCCCCAGATACTGTGTACCGCCACCCCGTCCGGCAGTGTGCTGACCTGTATCCTGTCGGGTGACGGCTGCCCGGTGATATCCACAGTCTGCGGTTTGCCACTGCCATATATCAGATTCACCGTGGCGGTGCCGTTTTCAGGTAGGCTCACCTCTCTGTCCAGGGTCAGCGTACGGGTGTCAGTATCAATGGCAAGAATTCGCCCGCCGGTCACCGTCCCGGCATATGCATTATCACTGATTTCAAAAATATCTCCCGGCGTGTGTCGCAGTTCCTCCGCCCCCAGACTGAAATCCACAGTCTGTGTTTCCAGCAGCTCTGTCTGTATCACCCACAGGCCTGCCCGCGACTGGTGCAGCCGAAAGCGTCCATCTTCAGCAGGTTGCGTCCGTAGCGCACGATGGCCGCCGGATCCTCCACCAGCTCTGTCGACGTCTGCCAGCCATTTTGCGGATCGACGTAATTCACCTCAACCGCCGTGTGTCGGTCCTTGAGTGCGCTGAAGCTGTAACGAAAACTCACCCCATCTTCGCCGGTCACCACATTGCCGGCGGTATAGCTCCAGACCACATCCGATGGCCGGTCCTGTACAAATGTCAGCGTCTGCCCGTTCCATACCGGCATGCAACGCATGGCAGAGCAGAAATCCATCAGTACATCCCAGACCCTGCGCTGCTGTGCCAGGTAAGCGTTAAAGGTCATACGGGGTTCGGTACCACCATAGCCGTCAGGGACCATCTGGTCACAGTACTGTCCAATGGCATAGAGCGCCCATTTGTCCACCTCTTCCGCGCCAAGTCGTTTCCCCATCCCGTAACGGGGATGGGTGAGCATGTCCCACAGGCACCATGCCGGATTATTGCTGTATGCCGGCTTAAATGTGCCGTCCCAGATACCGGTATATGCCCGTTTTTCCGGATCATAGTTGGATGGCACCTGAATGATACGTCCCCGGATATGGTAATTCACCGTCATCTGCTGACTGCCGAACTGTTCGGCATCCAGTTGCAGTCCCACGATAGCGGTATTCGGGTAGCACTGTTTCACATCGATGAGTTCGGTGTAGGACGACCACAGGGTTTTGTTCTGTAACGTATCCGTGGTGCTGTCTTCCGTCACCCTGACCATTCTGACGTTAAACGGACGGGGCGGCAGGTTATCCAGCACCACGGATGCCAGGTATTGCGTAGTGGTCTTTCCGGTGATGGTGATGTCCTTCTCCGTCTGCCAGGTGCCGTCACGCTGTAGTTGTACCTGCAGCCTGACGGAAGACGGATCGCGGTCCCCCTTGCTGTTCATCGACACCAGACTCTGAACCCCGAAGGTCATCCGCAGCCGGTCAATGTTTGCTGATGTGATAGTGCGGGTAACCGGCTTTGCTTTTGTCACCTCCACACCCGTGACGGTTTCAGCCCCAGATGATTCAAACCCCTCTGGCGGTGTCTGCTCCTGCTCCCCGGCCCGCCAGACGGCGATCACACCATGCACCACCGGTTTACCGTCTTGATCTGTCAGGGGTGTTTTATTCACCAGAATACTCTGCAGGCCGTTAACCGGCCCCTCAATAGGGCCTTCCCCCAGCGCATCGATGACACTCAGCATCTGCGTGGATTTCAGGTTATCCTTCGCCTCGCGTGGCGTGTGCCCTTTTCCGCCGCCTTTTCCCATTTTTACCTCACCCTGTCCAACAGACATAAAAAAAGTGCCGGAAGGCACTTCAGGTCGATACAAAAATGAATGTATTCGTGTTTTATGACTATCTGGTCTTGTCTTTTTGTGTGAAGAAGCTATGCGATTTTCATACGTGTGTATTTCCTGAACACCGCTTGTTGTTCCCCGTACCGAACCTTCCCGGGAACAACACCTTTACCGCCCCAGGACCACCACTTTCCCATCTCCGCCCTCATCCATTGTGCTGATATCCTGGGAGATACGCCGGGAGCCAACGAGCATCTCGCCGTAAGGCACCGGAACCGGATTTCCCTGGGCAATCATGTTGTCCAGAGAGGAGAAGTACGTGTTCTGCTTACCGTTATCAGCACTGTTGTATTCCGGCACTTTCGGTTTTGGTGCCAGCATCTGCGCCACACCGCCAATCAGCATTGCTGAACCAAATTTCATCATCCCTGCCCCGAATGTCGACAGGGTCCCGGCACTGAAATAGCTAATTGCCGCCCCCGCGACCGTCAGTACGGCCCCCGCCACAACCTGAAAGACGCCACCACTTTTCGCACCTTCAGTCCCAGGAACCAGATGAATGACATCACCGTCCCGTAGCGGCTCATGCATCCGGGCATGGAGGTCCTGCTCCGACGTATCCCGCCCGGCAATGCGCAACCGGTACCAGCCTGATACCAGTTTCTGCCTGAATCCCGGCAACTGAACCGACAGCGCACGAATGGCTTCAGCCGCATCCTTTACCTGCAGCCTGAAGCGGCGACCAAATCGTTGCAAATCCCCGTAAAGGCAGATGCACGCCACCGGCAATGCCGCCAGACTGAATGTGTCCGTCGTTGCCATTTTTCTGAATACCTCTCACGTTTACTCAGTTGCTCAGGAATGTGATGCAACAGTTCACCACCACCGCAGTAAACAGCGGAATGGTTAGGCACCGATGTGCCAAAACAGCACAGCAGGATATCCCCAGGCTGTGCCGCTGATGGTGCCGCCCGGTAAAACCCCGTGTCTTCCATGTTGTCCAGATACAGGTTCTGTCCGCTTCGCCACCAGTCATCTTCCCGGTGAAAATCCGACATCTCAATCCCGGCCAGGTGGTATGCATCCCGGAACAGGGTGTAACAATCCGTCACCCCGTGTTCAAAATGGCGTCCGGTCAGATGTGGCACGCAGCGGAAACGATGGACCTTCCCGTCGCAGACCAGCCACCAGTCAAGACCGTTTCGGACCTGTAACCGTCTGTCTGCCTCACTCAGATAAGGCATTCCGCCTGGATGGCTGTGAACGAGCGCGAGGATTTCACCTTCCCGCTCAGCCTCCAGCCAGTCTTCCGGCGCCATCCGGAAATATGCCTCAGGCTCTGCGGAAATGTTCACGCAGGGAAGATAGCGCGGCCCCTCCGTTTTTCTCACTACAAAGCCGCACGACTCCGCCGGCGCACACCGTTGTGCGTGTGCCAGAATGGCTGATTCAGTCTGTTTCATGGGGTTTACTGCGAAAGTTTATTGATCGAAAGGAAAAAACCGCCGTTTGCCACATTCCCGCGCATTTCACAACCGCGCAGGCACTTGCTGCATTTATCTTTCTTTATATCCGTGGTGGGTTTATCAAACTCGTCGGCCACTGCCTGGCCTCTATACCCGCATTCCTCTCCCCGGTAATCCCACGGACAGGTGTTTGCCAGCATGATACGACCGGGAAACAGCGCGCCATCCGTCTCTGCCGGTGTCGCCAGCACAAAGGTTGCCTGACAGTTGGTCAGTTCTGACAACTGCTCCACACGCCAGCGATCCGTAACCTCCTGTTCTGGATCGGCCTCCGGATTACCGGCCACAAAGTTCACCGCGTCCAGAAAACGAGCATACACCCGGTGACGCACCACCGTGGCCCCCACCAGACTCTGCAAATCCTCCGCCAGACCAGTTATCAGACCGAACAGATTGGAGACGGTCAGCGACGGGCGTGCGCTGCTTCCCTTGCCGTTCATCTCAAAACCACTGCCCTGAATAAGATATGGCTCATACTGCCGCCCTTGCCAGGTGACCGTCTCACCCTTTTCATTCTGCTCATTGCAGAAAAAAAAGCGTTCTCCTCCCTGTGCCGTCAGGTCTATTTCCCACAGCACAACGCGGGCTGACTGCTCAGATTTTGTGGTCTCGTTCAGACTTTCCTGATGAAGTTCCTGCATAATGTCTCCTCAGTTCACCACCTGCCTGAATTCAGCACTGAACTCTACGCGCAGCATATTTATCCGGGAACTCCATTTAGCACACGTCACTTTTATCTGCCTGTACGTATAAGGCGGCGTCCACAAAAATGCCTGCCAGCCGCCGTGCTCTGCCAGAAAAGCTTCCAAGAGTCTGGCGTCATCACGGGACACGGACATCGTGACGTTGTAGATTTTCAGATCCGCATTCAGCCCCGCCGGAGCGCGCTGTGAATATCCGTCCCCAAAACGCACTTCCATGACCGACGGCTGCGAGGTCACATCCATTCCTGTCCTCACTTTCCAGCGGAAGGTTTTCATCCCCGGCCTCCTGACAGCATACCGCCGTCACGCTGCTGCCCTGCCAGCACATCCATTGCCGCTCGGCGGGCAACGTCATAAACCACCGCCAGCGCCTGCGGACCGATACTGCCGTTCGTGGCGTCATTCTGTATCACCACATGGTTGTTCTGCTCAAATTTACCCACCGGCTGTCCTCCCCCCTGTTGGGCCGGTTTTCCTGCGCCGCCTACATAGCCACCTTCTGCATAACCGCGCATCAGACGGTACAGATTCCCCACCCCAATACGGCTGGTTGCCTCTTTCGTGAAAACAAACTCACCACGATGAACAATCCCCGCAGGCTCATATTTCCCTCCGCTGCCGGTAAAACCGCCGGTAGCAAAATGAAAATTTGCTGCAAACGACTCAATTGCGCCCCCCGCGGAAGCGGATGCGCCGCCACCAAATTTATTGCCAATGGCGCCACCAATGGCACTGATCGCACTCCCGAACATTCCGGCCATTGCCTGCTTCAGCAGGATTTCCGTCAGCATCGACAACACCGAACGGGTGAAACTACGCCAGTTCTGTTCGCTGCCGGTCAGCATCGCCGCCATATTCTGTGCTATGCCGTCAAAAGTCTGCATGGACACACTTTTCACCTGCGAAAGACTGTCCATCGCACTTTCAGCCCACTGGCTCCAGCCTGATTTCACCCCGGCTGTCCAGCTGCCACTCAGCTGGTCTTCTGAAACCCATGTCTGTTTCAGCGCACCTGTTGCCTTCACCAACGCCTGCGGATTGTCTCCATACACCTCGCGCAACCGCTGTTCTTCCGACTCCCGCTGTGCCTGCATGTTCGTCAGACCACGACCCTTTGCACTAATGGCAGCCTGTTTTGCCCGCTGCTGTTGCTCAAATTTCTCCGCCTGATCCGCCAGCTCATTCAGGCGTTTCTGGTATTCAACCTTGTCACCCAGGTCAGCCAGCTGGCGTTTGTACTCCAGCGTTTCGTCTTTATGCGCCAGCAGGGATTTCTCCTGTGCGGAGAACTGGCGACGTTGTGCCGCCTCCACCAGTACCGCGTACTGGCTTTCCGCTTTCCACAGCTCCCGGCGCTGCTGGCTGATTTTCTCATTCGCGCCGGCGTGCGCCTGGAGTGTCCGTAATTCAGTCTGCAGCGTCAGCAGTTCTGTACGGGAGTTGTCCTCCTGACGATCGCCTGCAGACACTTTCTCGCCTGACTGTTTCGGCTTTTTCAGCGTCGACTCATAGTCCTTTTTCGCTGCCGCCATCAGCGTGTTGTAATCCGCCTGCAGGATTTTCCCGGCTTTCAGGGCGTTATTCAGCTCCTTCTGGCGGGACGTATATTTTTCCAGCGGCGTCTGCAGTCGTTCGTAAGCCTTCTGTGCCTCTTCGGTGTATTTCAGCCGTGACACTTCAGATTCAGCCCGACCCTGTGCCGCCATTTCACTGGCTTTTTCCAGGTCCGCCTGCAGTGTTGCCGCTAAAAGACCGAGGCGGGCGTTTTCGCGGTCGTCCCTTGCCCCGCGCAGATTAGAGAGAAACGCTGACGTTTTTCCGCGCCGATTACTGCGACTCTGATACCACTGCCATTTTTTATC